GTACTACGAGGGGCTGGGCTGGGATGCGGGCCCGCATCTGTTCATTGCGTGCGGCTCCCCCGATCCGGCTGACGATGGTATCTGGCAGATGACGGCACTGAACGAGATGGGGATTCATGCGGGCTACCCTGCCAACCGACAGCACTGGGGCATTGAGGTCGTGGGCAACTACGACGCCGAGTTGTGGAGCATGCCACTGCATGACTTGGTGGAGGGCGCAACGCTGGCTCTGCTGGATTGGCGTGGTCTTGCGGTCGGTGCCAAGACACTGAAAGGGCATCGTGAGTGGGGAAGCCCGAAGACATGCCCAGGCCGAGCGATTGATATGGGCATCATCCGGCGAGATTTCGCACAAGCACAGATGAGGGAGCAATGACGGAGAGCGTAGAAGTCAAGCTTGCGAGGCTTGAAGAGAAAATCGACCAAGTGCTACGGCGCCTCGAAAACGGAGACCGGCAATTCCGGGAGATGGACGGACGAGTTGCGCACCTCGAGCAACAGATTAACCGACTGTGGGGCGGCATTGCCTTGGCCACGGTCATCATCCCGCTGATTATTCGTTACATGATGGGAGGCTGATAATGGAAAAGCCGTGGTATCAAAGCAAGACATTGTGGGTCAACATCCTGACATTGCTTGCGCTCATTCTTGGCACAGTGGCACAGTGGCCAGAGCTCCAAGCCCTGGCACCGCAACTGCTCGGCGCACTGAGCGTGGTCAACATCTTGCTCCGCTTGCTCACCGATAAGCGCTTGGTGTAGTCATGGCGACACGGAAGCCGAGTGCCCGCCGTGAGGTATCACTCATCCGTGTGCCGGAGGTGCTGGACGCCATTGAGGAGCTGGGTATTGTTCAGCACGCATGCGCCGCCGTCGGCTTCGATCGCCGCACGCTGTACCGCATGATGGAAACCGACGCCAGCGTTGCCGAGGCGGTGCGAGGAGCGGTGGAGCGGGGCAGGGAGAAGCGCAGGGACTATTTGGAGAGCCTTGCCTACAAGATGGCGCCGGAGAATCCAGTCATGGTCATGTTTCTGCTGAAGCGTGAAGACCCGTCATACCGAGAGAGCTACAATGTCAATACGACCAATGCCCCAACCAACTTCGTCATCGACCTCGGTTCTGCGGATAAATCACACGACGATGTTACCGCATCAGCACAGGTTATTGACGTCGAAGGCTAAATACCTCTACTACAAAGGCGGCATTCGTGCAGGCAAATCGTATGGTGGCGCGCTAAAGATGTTAACCGCTCCAATGGGATCAATGAACATCATAGCAGCGCCATCGTATGAAAACATTCGCAACGGGGCATTGCGAACGCTTTTGCAAATCATCAGTGACATAGAACGCCGCAGTGGAATGTCAATTCTTGACGGCCCGCCAACGCTATCACCACCTTATCACATCAAACTGATTGGTGGTCGTGAGTATGTATTTTTTTCGAGCAACAATTTCAACATGGTTCGCGGTATGTCTGCGTCAATGTGTTGGTTTGACGAACCTGCGTACATGAACGAATACGTTGACGGTATTAATACGTTATGGACTGTGGCCATGGGACGTCTCAATGTTTCACCTGGTCAAATTATCATGACATCATCGCCAAACTACCGTAATCCTTGGCCGTCTAAGATTTTTGCAGATAATGCAAACAATCCTCAGTACGAAGTCATCAACGCAAAAAGCACTGATAACTTTTATTTGAGCGGCGAATACAAAGAAGCGCTCAAGAAAAGTTATACGTCTGAAATGTACGCGCAGGAAGTTCTTGGACAAGACATCAATCCAGCCGGCGCAATGTTCCAGCGCCATTGGCTAAAGACAACCGATGTGAGACCGCACGGCGCCAAGTGGTTCCGGTATTGGGACTTGGCTTCGAGCGTCAAGCAAAGCGCAGACTATACCGCGTCCGTCCGTGTGTGTTTACACGACGGCGTGTTCTATATTGCCGACGGTATCAAAGTGAAAGCGGAGTGGCCCGATGTACGACGCATCATGGTGGACACGATGCGACGTGAAGCGGACACGACGCACGGCATCGAGAAAGCACAGCACGGACTCGCTGCAACCCAAGAGTTGCGACGCATCCCGGAGATTGCGGATGTATCGTTCAAAGGTATCGACGTCAAGGGCGACAAAGTCCAGCGCGCAATGCCTTGGGCCGCCAGAGCCGAAGCCGGCGCCGTGGTCGTGGTGAACGGCGCATGGGTGCGGGACTTTCTCGATGAAGTCGTCGCCTTCCCCAGCGCACCCCACGACGACTACGTTGACGCGGCCAGCGGTGCGGTCGCCATGATATCGAAGCCACGCGTAGAATGGAGTTTTGCATGACCATGAATAACCCGGCTTGGCTGGGTCAATTGTTGCGTAACGGAACAATCAAGACGGCAGACGTCGGCTATGCACACGTCGCGCCGTTGTACCGTGCGGTCGAACTGCGATCCGATGCGATTAGCTCGGTACCGTATCGCTTACTTCGGAACGGTGTCGAGGTAGAGTGGCCGTGGAAAAAGAACTTCTCTCGGCTCTTGGCAGCGACCGAGCGCAGTCTGCTCGTGACCGGTGCGGCGTATTGGGTGCGAATCGTCAAGGGTCGGACGTTGATCGGCTTCGAAGCGCTCAACCCGACCACGGTGAACTACGCATACAATCCCAATCTTGGCACGCTGGAGAATCCCTACTTGGGGCTGACGTTTAACCAAGTCATCGGCGGCAAGATGTACGGGCCGTGGACGCTCGAAGAGATTGTGTACTTTCGTGAAAACTCATTCACGGACGACGTCGGGCCGGGCTTGGCACCTGCGCAGGTCGCTATGCAAAATGCACAGTTGTCCTACAATCTCGACCGCTTTACTTCGATGTTCTTCGAAGGTGGCGCGCAGCCGGTGACGGTGATGAACCTGCCCGACTCGATGGATGATTCAGAGTTCAAGCGGATGGGCGCAGAGATTAACCAACGCGGAAGCGGTGTGTTGAACGCGTTCAAATGGATATTTGTCCGAGCGCAAGAGTTGAAGGTGCAGAAGATTACGCCGGATATCAACACGTTGATGATGCCGGAGTTAGCAGAGCGCACCCTGAAGCAAATCGCCATGACCATGGGCGTACCGCTGACCATGCTCGAAGCATCGGCGGCGAACTATGCGACGGCGGATTCGGATCGTCAGTCGTTTTGGCGTGAGACGGTTATCCCTCGGTTGCCGAAGTTGGCCGACGTATTGAACGAGCAGCTGCTGGGGCCGTTGAAGTATGAAATTCAGTTCATGCCGGAGCAACTTGACGTCATGCAAGCGGACGAAGCACAGCGCGCAGGCTCTTTGCTTCAACTGACGCAAGCGGGGGTACCGCTTCGAGCGGCGATGCAGATACTCGGTTATGACGGTATTGCTGACATCATCCTACCCGGCGACCTCGTTGCACCTGAGTCGACACCGGTCGAAGCGCCAACGAGCGAAGGCACTGCGGCACCATCGGACATGGCGAACACGTCAAAGGCTCTTGCAAATGAATGGGCTCTATTAACAAAAAAATAGAGCGCAGGATTAAGAGCGGACGAGACCCAAAAACCTCGTTTGATTCTGCGTTAATTTCCGCTGACCAAATCAACGTCGTGATGGAGCGGTGCTATAAGGGCATGACAGTTTACGACGTTCATGACGTCATTCACGCGGTCAAAGCACCAGTTGACGACATGACACCCGACGAACTGCGCATCTATAAGAAAATTCGTCCGCTGATTGAAAAGCAAGGCGAACAATGGGCTGAGGATATTTATAACGATAGAGCAACAAACCCATCATTGCGTGACGTGATTGCACCGGTTTTGACTGAAGAGTTGACAACAACAATGCAACGACGCACTGCGAAAATATCGCAGACTCTTGGCACGCCACCGCTTGAGAATGACAATACTATCATTGATTGGTTGTCTAATCATGTGCCAATGGTGACCAAAGGTATTGACCAAACATCGGCCGACGTCATACAAAAGGTTGTCGGTGAATTTAGGACGACTCCGGGAATGACTATTCAGGACGTACAGAGCCGGCTATCGTACGCATACGATCCGAACCGTGCCAAGATGATAGCAATCACTGAGACAACGCGAGCCGCATCGCAAGCAACGACGTCGTATCAGGACTACCTACGCGAGCGCGGTATCAATATGATACGCGTGTGGAATACTGACGCGGATGAGTTGGTTTGTCCGATATGCGCACCGCTCAACGGTAAGACTGAAAAGGAGTGGGGCGCAGAGTTTCCCGACGGCGCACCAGCGCACGTCAATTGTCGTTGCGACACGTCGCTCAGACTTGATCGCGAATCGAAGCCAACCGAAGACACACCGCAGACAAGTGAGGAACAATTCTTAGCACCGGAGTCTGTGACGGTCGGCCAGCAACCAGCGCCAACGGCAATTTTAGAAAGGACAGCATCTGAAATTGCAGACGAAATTATTGCATCAATTCCAGAGTCGACCAAGGCAGAATACGACAAACTGGAGCAATTACGCGATGAATTAAAAACTTTGTACGCTCAAGGTAATGCGGCAACTGATTTGCAAACACGTCTGCAATTAATGCGTGAAGCAAATCTAAAAATTGCCGAAATAAAAGCGCAAGTTGTTGTATATCACAAAGCCGAAGCTGCTTCGTTCGACGCAGTTTTGCCAAAGTTGCAATCAACAAATCCACAACAAGTTGTGCTTAACTTCAATCCTTCATTTACAGAAAGGCAACGTCAAGAAATACAAAAATATGTTGAATTAACTGTAGGAATGAGTAAGCAACGTGATGACGGAACACCGATAACAATTAATGTTGAACTTAACCGAAGTCGTGGAGCGTATGGACAATATGATCCATCTAAACAGACTCTTTTGTTAACTAAGACAGGCCCAACGCATACAACTGTGCACGAGACTTTGCATGCAATGCAACATCAATTGGGTTATGGAGTCAAGGAATCAGATGCTTATGGTGATTCCCGAACAGCCGGTCTAACAATGGGCAATAACGGAGGATATAACACCTATATCGGAATAACTGACAATGATTATGCGTTCCGGATTTATCCAAAATCAACGCAAAGAGCTGTCGGTAAATACTGCGAAATACTGACAAATACATTCCATAACATAACTACATGGTCTGAGATGAAGGACAGGGGAATCATTGAGTTAGTTACTCAGATAATAAAGGACAACAACTGATGAAACTATCATTAGTAATCACAGGGAATGGCGAACGTTATGAATACGATAGTGCAACTGATAGCATGAAAGGTAATGGTGAGCATATTGATTTGATGAATAATTTAATTCAGATTGCCGACTATGGTGATAATCCGTATCTGCAAATTGTCGAACTTATGAAAGGACTTGAATACAAAGTGGTGTACAAGCATGATACAGATACTCCGATTATTGATGGAATAAGCTGATGGCGAACAGCATCACCGTTGAAATCCTCGGCCGCATTGGCGAGGCGCAGATTGGCGAGATGATACGCACCGTAACGCTAGGCTATGCGGTGCTCGTGCAAGGGCAGTTAAACGAAGACAAGCCACCACCACCGGCGGCGGGTTCTATGAAGTACAAGTCAGAAAAGCAACGGCGCTTCGTTATGGCCAATATACGACGCGGTGCAATCACGGTACCGTACAAACGCGGTACCGGGTCAACACTGAAAGGGAGCGAAGCGCTTAACCGGTCGTACCGCGTCGATTTGCAAGGCGATGAGGCGGTGCTACAGAGTGCGGCATCATACGCTCCGTACGTCGTGGGAGACCAGCAGGCGGACATACACAAAGGACGATGGAATACCGCAGGCAACGCAGCGGAGACCATACACAGAAACGGCGATCTCGCGGCGCTCGTCGCGCAAGCAATGGAGAAACTATGAAGGCGACGTACATCGCACCGCAGGCGGTCGCCGACAATGCACAGCGTGCGCTCGATGTGCGTGCGGATAAGCCACCAAGTCAGCAGGGCATGACCTTGGTCGGCTTGGCGCGTGCCAACCAACTGGCCAACCGTGAGCCGGTCAGTTTTGAGACGGTGCGACGCATGGTTGCATACTTCGACCGTCACGAGAGTGACAAAGAGGGTGCGACGTGGGACGAGCAGGGCAAAGGTTGGCAGGCTTGGTACGGTTGGGGCGGTGACGAAGGGCGCGCGTGGGCGCGTCGTATTGTAGAGGAGAACAGCATGGAAACCAAAGCATCACGTCGGCATTCAGAGAGCGACATGGAAGCGCTACGCATGGCGGCGTACCACAACAAGGAAACCATGAAGGCGCTTCGCACCGTTGGGTATGACGGCATGAAACCAAAGAGCGCCACCAAGGCCATCGACGAATCAACGATTTTGAACGAGCGTCAAATCGTCATGTATGACATGTACGAGAGCATCGTTGAAGAGTACGGTGTTTTCGACAAGGGCATCGGCGCCAACGGTGCGCATTACATCGGCGCAGAAGGCAACCCATTTGCAGCCGAAGGCATGGCGTGCAAGAACTGCGTGTTCTACCTTGCCAATCGTTGCGAAATCGTCGAAGGCGACATCGAAGAGAATGCACTGTGTAAGCTTTGGATTATTCCCGAGTCCGCACTGATTGCCGAAGCACCGGTCGAAGCCGAAGCCGAAGAGATGGTCGAAGAAGAGACCGAGGAAGCCGTCGCCGAGGTCGAAGAGCCGGTCGAAGAGGCCGTCGCATCGGCACACATGGACGACGAAGAGAAAGCACTTGACAACACCGCGACAATGAACGAAGAAGCAACTAAGCGCTTCGCACGTCGATTGCTGGGGGTCAAATGAAGTCAACACCACACGCTATTAAAGCCGTCGCACCGTTCACCCTGAAGGGGACCGGTGTTGTCTACGGTGGCGAGGATTTGACCGGCGACCGATTCAGCAAAGACACCGACTTCGGCGGTACGCGTCCCTTCGTTGGGATGCCTGTCTACTACGACCACGCACTTGGCGGCATTAAGTCGCAAATCGGCACGGTCAAGGTTTGGACTCCAACCGACACTGGCATCGACGTGCAAATTGAGCTTGACCGACGGCACAAGTATGCAGCCGACGTGATGAAACTCGCAGAGCAGGGCGCGCTCGGTCTTAGCACCGGCGCATTGCCTCACCTCGTGGAGCGCGTCGACGGCGTTGCCAGTGGGAGCGGTCGGAGCAGCGCCGGCCGTCTTGGTGAGCGCCTGCACGGAGGCCAGCATGTCCGCCTCGAGCGAGGAGGGAGCAGACGCCGTCTTGACCGCTGGGCTGTCGTTGCTGAGGGTCTGCAGAATGTTGTCGAGCGAGAGTGGGTGAGTCATGTTGTCTCCGAGGTGAGTTTCACAGGCTTACGCCCGCTACGCAAGGGTGAAAATGGACTGCTCGAGAAAAAGTGCGACTTTCTCGATGGACAGGGTAGGGCCGAGGAGGGTGCTTTGTTCGTCCTCGACGACCGCAGAGGCGCACTTGGTGTGCACAGCGTGAGCACGACGTGCGCCTAGGGTGCCGCACGCTGAGGAGCCGTCGCGTTCCCGCAGCACCGCGTACAGCATGTCTGGCTGCCACGCCGCGGCCTTCATCTGCGTGTACGCCGGGATGACGTAGCCCTCGTTGGTCATGATCTTCGGGCCGTCGAGATCACTGACGCGAACGTCGCGCCCGATCTCGTGCATCCCCTTGATGCCCGACGCGAGGCCCGCAGCGATACCGAGGCCCCCAGCGACGCGCCGCATGGGGCTGCGGCCGCCCGTAAGGATCGCGCCGAGGCCCGCCGTGCCAAGCACGGCGCCAAGGCCAAGATGCCCAGCACCGCGGGTGTACTTGCCCACGCGGGCGTCCGTCGTGAGCGCGTCGGTGGTGCGACGAGCCTGGCCCATATTGGTGCGCATGGTGCGCCCCGACGGGTCCGTGAAGGTGAGCACGTCGGTGTTGGGGGAGTTGGTGCCGAGGTTCGCGGGGAGACGTCGAGCGTAGAGCGGCGTGTCCTGGAGCTTACGGTCTTCCACGGAAGACGGGTTCCAGAGCGTGTTCGCCAGCTTCTCGTTGACGTGCAGGTCGGTGAGCCCCGCCATTTTGAGCGCATCGTCGTAGAACCGCGGGTACTCGGCGAAGAGCTCGAGGATGGTGCTGGCGTGCTTGCACGCGCAGTCGAGGTCCTTGTCGTCAGGCTCGTCGGCGCCCATGCGGCCCATGAAGAACTTGATGAGATCCTTCAGGCCCATCGGGAGGCCCATGGCGTCCGTCGTGCCGACAGCGTCGTTCGGCGTGTACTCGATGGTGACACGGACGTCGGACGGCGGGAGGGACTTAGCCGCGTGGGGCGCGACGTGGTCCTTGTAGTTCTTCAGCAGCTTGAGGGAGCCCTTGTCGGTGCTCGTCGAGGTTGCCTCTGGGGACCCCGAGATGACCTTCTCCATGTCGGCGGCCTTGCCGAGGGCGGCGGACTTGGCGCGAAGGTCCGCCACCTGCTCGCCGAGAAGATAGCCAGGGGTCCAGATCTCGTAGGGGGCGTCGTAGGCGACCTTCTTGAGCATGTGGCCCGTACGGTCAGCCGGGCGAAGGACCCACGAGGAGTCGAAGAACTTCGGCGAGGGGTTCAACGCGCAGATCAGGGTGCCGTCGTTGCGGATCTTATTCATCTCCCAGAGGAGATGCTCGCAGTACTGCTTGCGTGTGGGCGCGTGGTTGCCGCACTCGTTGCAGACGTCGTAGGGGATCTTGCAACCCATCGACTTACTCGGGAACTCGCCGTTCGTCACGCGCTCTAGCAGGTGCGGCGCCTTCTCGTGGTCGAAGTCCTCGAGCACCTCGACGCGGCGCATGAAGGCGTTCCAGAACGCCTTGATCACACGGCCGATGGCTTTCGCCGGGTCGTGATTGACGTGGTGCTCGAAGACGTGCGCGTTCTCGTAGGACTTGTAGTGCTTGGTGAGCACCTGGTCGTCTGTGATCTTGCCCGGCACGGGCTCCGACGGGAACCCGTCGCCATTCCGGTTGGCGCCGTAGGTCTCGTGGTCACCAAGACCAATGACGAGGACGATGGTCTTCCCCGGCTGAGGCTCCACCGTCCGGATGTAGTCCATCGCAGGGCTCTGCGACGCAGTCTTCGACATGTGGAGCGACGTGCGCTCGTGGATCACACGCCCATTACGCCCCGGAGTCGCGACGAGCTGAACCGTAGGCTCGCCGGTCGAGAAGCGGGGGTCGAGGGTGATGATCTTGGTGCCCATAGGGGTCAGTGTACCTTGAAGATGGCGTCGAGGATAGCGGCGGTCTTCGCGGCCTCATCCTCAGTGAGGGCGCTAAGCGCTGGGCCTGACGCAGCACCTGCAGCACTTCCGACCGCGAGGGCAGGGACAGTACTTGCGACACCTATGCGCGGAAGCCAGTGCCTGAGCATGTGATCTCGCTTTGCCTTGCTGAGCGCCTCGAGCCCTACGTCAGACATACCCGAATAAGCACTTGGGTCAGGGTGCGCGCCTCGTTGAAAGGCGTCCGCTGCTCGCATACGTGAGTCGGCAGTGTCCAGCAAACCGTCCACGTATCTATGCACGGGATTGCGTAGCGCACGCGCAGCTGCCGCACCCGAACCCGCGCCCACCAACGTGCCAATAGCAGCGCCTTGCAGGCGCTCACCCTCTTCAGCAGTGGCCGCGCCTGAGATACCGCCGCCTGTAGCCCCCAACAACGCACCAGCACGGACAGGCCTATCAAGTGCGTGCCCGATTACGTTTATAGCCTTTTCGCCAGCTGACGCCGTCTTCGGCTGCGCACGCAGAGTCTCAGCGACACCCATCGCGCCCAACGTACCCAGCGTGCCGCCCACGCGCCGCGTCATCTTGCTGCTGTCCTGCGCCGCCTGCGTCACACCCTCGCGGAGGGTTCGGCGTGCGTCGTCGCCCTGCGCCGTGACCATGGCGCGACCCAGCGGAGACGGCGTCTGGTCCAGGATGCCCTGCTGGACGAGCTTCGAGAGCTGCTCTCGCTTGGCGAGAGGAGCATGGGCTGCGTTGTAGGCACGGTGGGCCATGGCGCCCGTGCCGAGGCCTGCGATGCCGCCAGTCACGGCACCCATCATGGCGCCCTCTTGGCGATGTCCTTCGCCTCCAGCGAGAGCCCCGCCGGCCGCGCCGAGGGCGGTGCCCGCGAGGCCTTGGTTGAGGACGACGCGGGGGAGGAAGGAGGCCTGCTTACAGAGGAGTGCGAGGACGGTGCTCATGCCGCAAAGATCCTGTCGAGGATAGACGCGGTCTTCCCCCCACGCGCCATCATCTCCTGCAGGTTGAACATCGGCGCCGCCTGGTCGCTCACCTGCACACGCCCGAAGCGCATCGGCTGCGCCGCAGCCACGCCCCCACCTTCACGCAGGATACCTGCGCCGCCCTTACGCGCGCTCGGCGCAAGCGTGGTCTGCCCTGCGCTGGAGTCCAGCCTGAACATGCTCGGCATCTCACCGACGTCTGCGCCCTCGACGGTAGCCTTGCTCTTGGCCTTCGGAGCACCAGACGCCGCGGCCACTTCCACAGCCTTGTTCGGGTTGTGCGGGATGTGCTGCGGGGTGTAGCTGTCCATGTACGTCGGGATGCTGCTCTTCACCCCCGGGTTGACCTGCGCGCCCGCGCCGGCGCCGGTCACCTTGCCCGCGAAGCCCATACGTCCGGGGCTCATGCCAAGGACAACGGCATCAGCACCCTCGGCGATGGGGGCGGCAGCTGCAGGAGGAGGCGCCATGTGGGGCACGGTCTTCGCAGAGCCGAGGACCTTATTTTTCAAGGTCGTGAAGGGATTCGCGGCGGTCTTTTCTGCTTCTGCTTCTGCCGCCGCCTGATGCCGCGCAAGTGCCGCGTTCTCTGCGGCGTGAATCTCGTCGGGAGTTCGTCCATAGCGGTCACTAAGCACCCGCCCCGCCCCGTACGCCGCCAGGTTCGCGCCCATGTGCGCGCCCATGTGCTGGCCCTTAGGTCCCAGGAAACCGCCCGCCAGCTCGCCAGCAACCGCACCGACAGGCGCAGCCAAGGCGCCTGCCGCGCCAAGCATCGTGCCGTGTGTGCGGTCGGAGCCCTCGGGTGTCGCCATATAGCCGCCGAAGGCACCTGAAAGAACAGGGTGGTAGCCGGCATAGATATCAGCGTTCGCCGTCTTCGCGAGACTTGCCAACCCGCTCGCAATCCGCTGCTCCTTGAGCACCTGCGCGGCGATCTTCGTGCAGATCGCCAGCACTGCGTTCTCGAGGGTCACCTCGTCGACACCCAACGCCACCGCGCCGGCCGTCTTGTGGAGACCTCCGTTGCCCATCCGCTCGAGCACGCCGCGAACCACGTGAGACTGCAAAAGCTGTTCGTCTGTGAGCATCAGAAGGAACTCCCTGCGCCACCGGCGCCTGCAACCGCGCGTTCTGCGTCGGCAAGATTCTTGAGGGTAGCGTAGCTGGGACCGGAGTTCCACGTCGCGGACTCGCGGAGGAAGCTGCGGACGGCGTTCGGGTCCGCGGCGAGGTTCGGCGCGAAACGCTTCATGGTGGAGAAGCTCGAGGCGACAAGCGACGGGTCCGCCTGTTGAATGACTTCGTCCTGCTGCGCTTGGTGGAAGGCCACATCGTGTTGCGGCGCGAGCGCTGTGATCTGCTGCTGCTTGATGGCCTGCTGTCCGTTGAAACGGCCGAGCTCTCGCTGTGCTTGCTCGGCGGCAGCTCCCGCGCCACCCTCGATGGGCGACATCAGGTGCGCACCGAAGGCAGCACCGAGTCCCGTGAGTGCTGCGCCTGTGCCTTTCTGAAGAGACTCTGCCGGGATATTTGCGAGAGTCCCCCGCGGAGTGAAGCCGCTCAGCGCGCCGCCCATCATGCCGAGACCGGCGCCGCCGATGGCACCCTTGCGGGCGTTCGCTGCGACGTCACCGCCTTGGAGGTGAGCCATCAGCGCGCCACCGCCACCGCCGACTGCGCCGCCGACAGCGGCACCGCCGAGCGCGCGGAGGAGGGAGGTGCGGAGGTCCGCTTCCTTACGGAAGAGGCGGACGATGGAGGTGAGCGCAGGGGAAGAGGCGATCTTCGACGCGGATTCGTCGGGGGAGAGGTGGTCTACGAGAGCGCCTGCACCTGCGCCTGCAGCAGTACTGCTACCGACGATCCCAGCGGCAGCTACGTTACCCGCGCGACTGCTCTGTCTCATTTGCGCTGCAAAAAGGTCTGAACGCTGTTTTTGATGCGCTGCATAGAGGTCGCCGAGCATCTCGCGTGGTCCGCGAAAACGCGCGTCGGCCTCGATCGCTCCGTGAAGATGCTCTAGTGCGCGACTCGCCTGTGTATGCCGGCCGCCCAGCGCATGTTCGTAGCGTTGAAACGCCTCGCTCCCTCCAGCCCCTAAAACGGCGCCAGCGGCACCCCCAGTCACAGCACCCTCGAGGCGGTGATCCGGGCCTGCCATGAGGCCACCCGCCACGGCGCCGGGGATCGCGCCTAGTGCGGCGCTCGCGGCATGCCCAGCGAGCTTCGTCGTGATCTCGTCGAAGTTCACAGCGCACCTGCCTGCTTCAGCGCCTCGTGGATCACCATCAGCCGTCCTCGAGCCTGCACAGCGATCTTCAGCAGCGTATGCGCCTGCGTCTTGTCGTTGAGCACGACGAGCCCTGCGGTCTTGCTGAAGTCACGCGTGACCTCGGGGAGGTCCAGCGTGTGCCGCACGTGGTCCAGCACCTCGTTGGCGAGCGCCCCGTGGAGTGTCATGGCTTCCTTTTCAAAGAGAGAGAAAGCATCCCGCTCGTACATGCCGCGGAAGCATGCGGCGACCCCGTTGGCGGCGTCGGCGAGGCGGCGCGCTTCGGCGATCTTCTCGACGCGGAGGTGTTCGTAAGCAGCACGCATGGCGAGAGGGCTGGCGGGCTTGGTGGGGGCGTCGGCGAAGGGGTCGCCGACATGTGCGACCTTCTCGAGCGGCGCGCGCGTGACGAGTGGCCGGCTCTCCCACGCGGGGTCGAAGTCGGGTGCGATACGGGGACGCACCGAAGCGGTCTTCTCATTTCCGACGCGGGAAGAGAGGATCTCGGAAGCACTCGCCACCTTGAACTCCACCAGCCGGTCGTCACTCCCCTGCTTCCCACGCGCTGCGAACGCCTCATTGAACGTGACGTTGTTCGTCGCCTCGCAGAGCCGCTTCAGCTGCTCAACGTTCATGTCGTGTTCGGCCGCGAGCTTGTCCAGCGTCTCGTTGAGGGGCACGTCCTTCTCGACGAGCGCCTTGGCTGCCTGCATGGCTAGCTTGTTGTACACACTTTCGGACAGCTGCATTTGGGCCTCACTGTGCTATCTGGCCCCCACGGGCCACAAGTTGTTCGAGCGTGGGGTTCGGTGGCCTCGGTTTTATCACAAACTCGTCGTCCCCGCTCGCTTCTTGTGGGGCGTCGACGGGGTTGGCGATCTTGTGAAGGACGGAAGCCGTCGTGACCACCTGCTTACGGAGCGCAGCTACGTCCTTGTGGCGGCTGTCTCCCGGCAGGATGTGCCCGAGGGATAGATACGCGCGGGTGTCGGCCTCGAGCACTTGCGTGAGCGTCGTCTCGACGCTTGGCGGGCTGCGGTCCGCCGCGTACTGAAAGCGAATGGCTCGGAAGCCCTTGGTGTGCGCCTCCTTGAGGGTAGCGCGCGCCGCCTCCTCGCGCTGAGCAATCCACGCGATCACGTGGAAGTCGTTGGTGAACACCCCCGTGTCAAAGAACAGCGTGGTGTACGCCTCGACCTCGGCGGGTGACACGTTGAACGCCTGCGCGAGCTCGTCGGGCAGGGCCTTGCCCAGCAGGCACGCGTCGAACAGCATGCGCACTGCCGGGACGTCGTAGCTGGCCAACGCCGCGACGACCGCATCTAGCGTTGCGTCAGTGACGTCAGCCTCGTCGGGAGGCTGGGTGCCGTGAAGCGCAAAGGCGAGCGCGTATTCGTGAACGGTCTCAGGTGCACGGGCACCTGCCAGCATCGCCTGGTAGCGATGTCGGGGGTCTGGCGCGTTACGTGGCGGTCTCGTCCTGAGCATGGGTGAGCGCCGCCGTGTGTTGGGAGAGCTCGAGGGAGAGCTTGCCGAGACCCTTGAAGGTGTTCCGGACCTGGTCCTCGAGATCTTGGTAGGTGGTGTCGCCAAGCTGTTGGCGCAGTTCGTCTTGGCGCAGCTGCATGGTTAGCAGAGTGCGGCCCAAGTCGTCCACCGTTGCGGAGATGTCCTTGTCGTTTCCCTGGCCGAGCCCGCGGCTCTCCGCGTCGCCCGTTCGCTGGGCGGCGCGCTGAATCTCGCCGAGAGCGCTGACATCGAAGACGCCCTGCTGGTTGAGCTGGGTGGCCTGCTGCAGGAACTCGGGATTGATCTGCTGGGCAATCTCTTGCGCCGAGGGCTCCTCGGTGGACATGACGGGCAGCGGCGGGGGAGCTTGCTCCTCCATGGGCATCCCGTTGGGGTCCATCGGGGGCTGGGCGTTGGGATCCTGCGGCTGCGCGTTGGGGTCGCCCTGCTGCGGCGCGGCGGGCGGCTGCTGGGGAGCCTGCTGGGGAGCCTGCTGCTCCTGCTGCTGGGGCTGCTCGACCGGCATGCTGGGGACAGCCGGCTGCGGCGCACCCTGTGGTGCGGGGGCAGCTCCGGCAGGCGGCTGCTGAGGCGCAGGCTGCTCGGCGGGCGGCTGCTGCGGAGCCTGCTGGGTGTTCGGAGGAGCACTCGCGGGATCCGTCTGCTGCATGCCAGAAGCGTCCGTCGGTTGCCCGGCGGACAGTTCCTGGGCGCGCTGCTGCACCGTCTGCAGCACCTGCATCTGCCCCTGGATGTTCTCCATCTGCTGGCCGAGGCCCTGCAGAATCTCGCCGAACGCCTGCTCGACCACCGACGCGGTCTTCGCGACCTCGACGACAGCGCGCTTCGGTACGACCCAAGCCAGGCACTCACCCTGGAGCTGCGCGAGCTTGATGACGGCTTCCGCCGCGGAGCCGGAGAGCTCGTAGGTGTCGGCGATGTGCTTGAGAGCGGCGGACTTGGTGCGTCCGGGCGCCCCATTCACGCTGATCTGCCCACCACCCGCGTCCTGCGCACGGAGCCCCTTGGCACCCCGCTCTTCGAGCTTACCGAGCGCCGCGTTGACGACCTCGGTCGCCGCGTACATGACGTCCGGCGCGTCCGCGTCCGAGAGCGACACCCAGCGCCACGACGCAGGCACGGTCACGAACGAGCCGCCCTTCGGGCGCGTCGGGCGCGCGAAGGAAGCATGTGGGTCGATGCGCAGCGTCTTGCCCGAGTGCTGCATCTTCGCGGTGATCACTCCGCGAGAGTCCTTGGACACATCGCTGATGGTCAACGGCCGCGTGGCGACACACGTCGAGCCCATCACGTACGCGAACATGCCGTACCCGGCGCGGACCGTCGGGACCGTGTCGGTGAACAGCGCGCGGTAGACAGGCGTACCGTCGAGCGCGACCGGAGTCGTCAGCTCACCGGTGATGTCGTTGCTGCGCCACTCCTTGACCGTGCCGTTGCCGAACACGATGAGGCGCGGGATGGCGTGCGAAAGTTCCGGCGAGCGATCGGCGTCATGCACCGAGATCTCGTCGGGGCCCGGACGAACCGCAAAGCGGTACGGCACCTTGTTGAGTACAGGCACTTGACGGTCCGAGCCCTTCGGCGCGTACGGCGAGTCCTCTTCGGTGAGGTCGACGGGGGTGTTGAACACCAGCGCGGGCTCGAGGCCCTGGCCGTCGACCTCCCAGAAGTTGTACACGCCCGGCTCGAGCGCGTCCTGCGCGTTCTGGAAGTGCTGCACCTGCACGGCGAGGTTCTTCGACGGACGTTGGTCCTCGTAGTAGTACCCGCGGCGCTGTACGCCCTGGAAGGCGAACGGAGCGCGCTCGCCGAAAGCCTTCGTGGCCTCGTAGTCACCCGCGACGAGCACGCCCTTGGGGACCTTGCCCTGCGGCGCGGCCTCCGCGTGCTTGCTGAGCGCGGCACGCAGTGGGTCAAGACCGTAGCTCTCGACGGTGAACTTGAGCAGCGCAGGGTTGTCGACGAGCACCTGCTGAAACGCCGTCTTCACCCGATTGGGCGCGGCGCTGAGGTATGCGAGAAGCTTCGGCTCGCGGGCGGTGGCGGGAGCCATCGCGTGCTTGACCAGAGAGATGCCGCCGTCTTCGACGCGCGCCGAGGCGTAGCGGACGTCGCCGTACCCCGCGTAGGGATCGTTGTACCCCAGCATGCTCGTCTGCGGCGGCTGTAGCGCTCCGCCGATGCCACCAGCGATGGTACCGCCGAGGTGTCCGATCTCGTCTCCGTAGCCTTTCAGGCCCGGGTGGCGCTTGTTCATCGCGCCGCCGAGGAGATGGCCAGCAGTGCCAACGAGAGCTCCACCCGCCGCGCCACGCATCGCGCGGTCGCCCATGTCGTGGTAGCTGCCGTCGTAGACGCTGGTCCCGGCGCCGAGGAGGCCACCGATGGCGGCCGACTCGAGGGCCTTGCCACCAACGCGCTCGACGTGGCCTGCTGCAGTCTGCAGCGCGCCGGCCACCTTGGGCTGCGCCTGCGCCTGCGGCACGGACGGGTCCGTGGTGGGCACGGGCGGCGTCCCCCACGTCTTCTCGTGGCTCTTGAAGAGCTTCGCCAAGTCCATCAGCGTGGTCTGTCCGCTATCCAGCGACACACCCGGCGTCATGCCGTTCATCTTCGCGTACTGCTCGACGAAGCCTTCCCACACAAGCGGGTCGAAAGACTCCTCGGCGCGCTTCATGATGCCGCGGCCGAGGGCTTGCGAGTCGAGCGCGAGCTCTCGGTACGCCCCCGTGGCGACCGAGGCATACGAGTAGCGGCCGGTCGTCGGAGGCACGACGAGGTTGCGGATGTCCACGTCGGTCGCGACCGAGTCGGGGAGCTTCGACGGGCTGCCGAGCTCCTGCGAAGCACTCCGCGAGATCTCGCGGACCCAGTCGCTGGTGAAGGGCACGAACACGTCGCGCGACTTCACATACATGATCTCGATGGGGGACAACGAGGAGTCCGAGAACACCGCTGCGACGTAGACGGGCTCCCCTGCAATGTCCAGAATGAACGCGCCGAACCCCGTCCCCGCCTCGGCATCGCTGCCGAGGGTCTTGAACGTCACGATGCTCTCCACCAAATCTGGGAACTTCGCAGCGAAGTTCTGATACGCCATCTGCCCGAGCTGCTGCTCGAACATCTGCTTCTGCGTATCATCAGACGGGGTCTGCTGGAGCGCCTGGATTGCGGGGGAGAGAGCAGCGTGCTTGTACATGTTCTATGGTCCGGGTGGCAGGCGTTCGGCGAGGGCTTCAGCGATGCGCAGCGTGTTACTGCGTGATGCGCTGCGCAGCCGCCGACAGCCGCGCGGTGGCCGACGCCATCTTCTCGTCTGAGTGGCTCTCGGTGTGGTCCTCGGCGCGGTCCTCGAGGTTCTCGGCCGCATGCTCGAGAGCCTGCGCGACCTCGAGCTCCTCAGCCTCGTCGTCCATGTTCTCGCAGTCGGAGGCGACCTTGTAGAACGACTGGGCGTAGGCGAGAGACGCCGTCTTCTCGGCGCCGTACGCGACGTACATGCGGTCGAGGTACATGGCCTTGCCGCGAGACCCGAGGGTGCTCATGGCGTTGATGTGCGCGATCTTCTGGGCGTCCGGCATCTTCTCGGGGAGGAACGGCAGGACGAGCGTCGCGGTCTTGTTGAAGAGCACCATGGCGGTCTTCGCGGGACCGACGGCGGTCTCGGAGCCGATCGTGGAGCCAGCCGGCACCTTCTCGCTCACACGGTGGTGGGCGTAGCCGGCGGGGCGGTTCTTCTGGTCGAGCGCGGCGCCCGCGTCGGTCTTCGCCGCGACGGCGAGGGTGTTCGGGCCGGTCGTGTTGGTACCGGCAGGGGTGGTGGCGATCTTCGCGAGACGCGCGACGGCGGCTGCGGTCTTGTCGTCGCCTCCGGCGAGGAGGCCGGCGCCGGTGCCTAGGGCGCCGCCGCCCGCGACGCTTGCAGCGAGCCCGTACTGCGCATTCCGCGCATCATCGCCCACCCCCTTCCACATGTTTTTGAGCGATTCGCCCTGCAGGAGGTCCCGCGCCGCGGCGTCAGGAGCCGCGCGCATCTGGGCCTGAGCGGCAGCCGTCGCTGCGTCCATGCGCGGCCCAATCTTGGTAAGCTGGTGCCCTGCGAGCCCTCCGCCAACCCCGCCTGCGAGACCACCTGCCAGTGCGCCGTAGCCCGCCCCTTCGAGACGATGCCCTTCGCCGCCAGCGATAGCACCGCCCGCGGCGCCTAGAGCTGCGCCCCCCGTAGCGCCTGTCAGGGCCCCGCTGCCTCGCAGGAAGGCATTGGGATGATTCATCGCAAGGTGCGCTACGGCATCTCCCATGCCCGCCACCTTCTCCGGCGACAGAGCCACATCCGACTCCTCGCCGATCTCCCCCTGGCCCTTCGGCGGCAGCGCGCCGCCAGCGCCGGTCACAGCGTAGCCCGGCGGGCGCTGCAGGATGTCGAGGCGCGCGCCAGCGTCGTGCATGGCCGCCTGCTCGGCGGTGTTCGGCTCCTCGTTCTCGTAGGCCACCTTCTGCAGCAGGTTGTAGGCTTCCTGCGCAGCGATCTCGCCGGGATGGACGGACGAGGCGGTCTTCGAGAGACCCGTGTCATACACGCCGGCTTCCTTGCAGAGGCCATCGCTGGCCTGCTTCAGCAGCTGGCAGATGCCGTGCGCCACATCGAGCGTCAGCTCGCCACCCTGCGACACGGGGTCGGGGAAGCTCGCGTGCTTCGCGATGTAGTCGGCTGCCTCGTCGGCTGCGGCCTGGCTGGGGTATTGGACAGCGCCCGCGCGAAGCAGCTCAGTGTTGAGACCTCGGGTGAAAGCGCGCTTGTAGAGCGTCTGTTCGGACATGGTGTATCTCCTAGAGCCTTGAGGGGTCTGACGTG